TGCAATAATAGTGCTTTATGGCATGTATGAGAATGCAAAGCAAACACATTACTGGCGAGGTCGTAAAGATGGCTGGGACATGCACCGCAGAATGATTGAAAACAAAACTAATGCCGACAACAACTGAGAAGTTATTCAATGAAGCTGTCCAGCTTGTCCAGGAACGAGGTGTCGTTTACGGACACCCGATTTACAATATGCAGCGCATCGCTAAAGGATTCAGTGCATACATGGACTATCCGCTCATGCCTCACGACATACCGATGTTCAATATCATTCAAAAAATCAGCCGTCTCAATTCGTCTCCTGGACACCACGACAGTATTGTGGACATCTGTGCATACGTGGCGATCTACAAACTATGTATTGATGCAGAAAAAGACGGAGAGTTTGATTGGAAAGAAGGTGAGTAATGGCGTTTAATCTAGATGATTACACCACGGTTCAAGAAAGATCAAATATATTTTGGGAAAGGTATCCAAATGGAGCAGTACGAACAAGGATTATCGCGGAGTCAGACACTCGAATCGTTGTTGTTTGTGAATTATTTAGGGAATCAACTGATACACAACCATTCGCAACAGGTCACGCGAAGGAAGTCATTTCGGATCGTGGGGTCAATCGTGACTTTGCGCTTGAAAATTGTGAGACTTCAGCTCGAGGCGTTGCTTTTAAGACGGCTAATATCGGTACTGAAAAGAATGGACCAAGTAGAGAAGAAATGGTCCGAGTAAATGAAAAGCAATTTACACCTAAATATGGCAGACCAGGAAGTAAATCAGCTGCGATGGAAATGGCGTTACATATTGTGGACACACAATCTAAAGAGAATAGCAACGAGCCTATTCCTGTTGCTTGGTCTATTGGCGAAAGTGTTGCAGAAATTGGTGAAGTGGTTGATGTTGGTTTTACTTGCCGGCATGGTGATATGGTGAAGAAAGAAGGCATCGCCAAAGCCACCAATAAACCCTATGCAGGTTATGTATGCACTGCACCCAAAGCCGAACAGTGTGATGCTAAATGGGCAAAACTTACAGCTGCTGGTACTTGGTACTGGCCTGACGATGCTGAATCTGGAAAGGTTGAATAATGCCTAAAAAAAGTTATTTAGATGGCTATAAAGATGTAGAAGATTATTTCACAAATGCACCTGATGAGTTACTGCAGAAGCATTATATTAAAATAGATGATTTTGAAGCATCATTAACATTCCATCGTCTTATGATGAAATATCGAAATCCATTTCCTTTATTAACAGCTAATCAAGCAATCTACGACAAAATGGGAATCGAAAGGGGGTGAATAAATGGGATATGTAGAAATTTTGAGAGGTGGACCTTACCTGGAGCGAATGGAAAACGACCAGGTAAAGTTCATACCATCAACTGACTTATGTATAGCTTGTAATGACGACAGGTTAATACATAGTGGTAATTACTTGATTTGTACTCAATGCCAATGTAGGCAATAAGGATATTATCATAATGTACCCACAATTCAAATGTAATGGCTGTAAGGCTAAGACAGAGTTTTTATGGCTAGAACAGCTTGATACGCCCGAAGGCTTTAAGGCGTACCAGTGCATGAGTTGCGGTTGCGTGGGAGTAAAAAACATAGCCGAAGCTTTGCATATTCCGGACAGTGATATATGCAGATGCAGTAAGTGTGGTGGATGGAAGTTTCTCACAGTGGACTGCCACACTTGCCAGTTGATTGGAGCGAAGTAATGCCAACTTATGAATACAGCTGCAGCGAATGTGGCACTTATGGATCTATACATAAATCTTATGAAGACGAGGTGTCCGGCATAGATTGCCCTAAATGTAATTTACAAATGTCTCGCATTTATTCAGCACCTGGCTTGATCTTTAAGGGTGATGGATGGGCAAGTAAATCATGAGCGAGGCTGGTTACGATTACAACTGGATCGATCAATACAATATTGTGCCCTTCTACGACACGCCTGCTGACCTGCGGTTTTGTTAATGGATTTGACACGTCATGCTACGCTCTAGATCGCATCGGCTATCAAAGCCGAAACGCGAGCCCCGGCAGGGGTCGCTCGCGAGGTGCACGCTAGTTGCCACCCTTGTATTCATTGAGATCTTATGCTTTGAAAAGACTAATTCCGCAGCTGATACCACAAATCATTATCGTCAATGGGCATTTATACAGCTTAATAACTTAGATGAGTTCTATTGTTTAGATTACTTATATTTTAGAGAATCTAGGTGGAATCCTAAAGCCAGGAATGGTAGTCATTACGGCATACCACAAGGTAGGTCTAAATGGCTTAGCACTGTTAACGGTTATAAGCAAGTAGAGTGGGGTATTAAGTACAACATGAACAGATATGGTTCTATGTGTAAAGCATTAGATCATTACAAACTGAAGGGTTGGCATTGAGTGAGCGTGAGTTAGGTAGTGGTAAGTGGAAGAAGCTACGCATTACCATCTTAGATCGTGATGGTTGGCAGTGTGCAGTATGCAATAAGCCAGCGCACACGGTAGATCACATCATTCCACGCGTTAAAGGTGGCGATATGTGGAGTCCAGATAATCTACGTGCCATGTGTAAATCATGTAATAGCTCTAAAGGAGGCCGTTTTTTTAGCCACAAGGCGACCCCCCCTGTCTTTCTGAACTCTTCTCTCCCTGAGACGGTCCGAACCGTTCCGGATTCGCCCTTTATTAAACCTGATACGCTTGACTTCGATGCAGAATGATGCGGAAGTAAAACAGACCCAACGAGGGGTCGGGCTAATTGGCAGCACTGAGCCTAGAATCCACACGCCTTTATTAAAAGGCCTATCCAAATCACAAGAAGTTGCAGATCTAGCCGAGAAAATTGGGTTGCCGTTGATTCCTTGGCAGCGTTGGGTGCTAAATGATCTACTAGCTGTAGATGATGAACAGAATTGGCGCAAAAAAACAGCTTTGATATTGGTAGCACGTCAGAATGGCAAAACTCACCTGGCTCGCATGTTAATCCTTAGCCACTTGTTTTTATGGGGCTCTAAGAATGTGTTGGGCATGTCTTCTAACCGAAATATGGCATTAGATACATTTAGGCAGGTTGCTTATACGATTGAAGATAATCCATTCTTAAAAGAGCAGGTAAGACAGATCCGCCTGGCTAACGGTCAAGAATCTATTACGTTAAAGAATGGCGCACGCTATGAGATTGCAGCTGCGACCAGAGACGCACCACGTGGTAAGACTGCCGATTTCCTATACATTGATGAGTTACGCGAATGGACACCCGAGGCGTTTACAGCTGCATTACCGGTAACTAGAGCGAGACCGCAAGCCATGACCTTAATGACAAGTAATGCTGGCGATGGATTTAGTACGGTGCTTAATGATTTACGTGAACGCTGTTTATCATACCCACCCGACAATTTAGGTTATTATGAATGGTCAGCACCACAACATTGTAAGATCCATGACCGTAAAGCATGGGCTATGGCTAACCCAGCATTAGGGCATTTGATAAGTGAGCAGACTTTAGAAGAATCTGTAAACACAAATAGCATAGAAGCTACTCGTACTGAGATGTTATGTCAGTGGGTAGATAGCACAGTCAGCCCTTGGGTATATGGCAGTATAGAAGCATGCAGTGACAGCACATTAGAGATCCCTGTCGGGCCGATGACTATAATGGCCTTTGATATTGCACCTACACGCAGATCCGGTGCTTTGATTATGGGCCAGATGAAAGACGGAAAGATAGCGGTAGGCCTTGCACAACTTTGGCATAGTGATATTGCAATAGATGAAGTTAAAATGGCTAGTGATATAAATGAGTGGGCTAAAAAATATCATCCACATATAATCTGTTTTGACAAGTACGCCACGCAATCAATAGCAACACGATTAGAGCAAAGCGGTTGGCGCATGCAAGATGTTAGCGGTCAGGCGTTTTACCAAGCATGTTCGGACTTATCAGATGCTATGGCTAACGGCAGAATGGTTCACAGTGGTCAAGCAGATCTAGTACAACACCTAAATAATTGCGCTGCTAAGACTAGCGATGCTGGCTGGCGCATAATTAGAAGAAAATCAGCCGGTGATGTTACAGCTGCAATATCTTTGGCCATGGTTGTAAGCCAATTGACACGCCCACAACAAACCGCGCAGATATTTGTCTAATTTGCACCAATAGTCTGATTTATGGTATATAATACCTATATGGGTCTATTGTCTGCTTTGGGTATTACAAATAATAACAAAACCGTACAAGCGCAATACGCCCCTGCCGTTATGAATGATGGCTACAGCTATGGTGGCGTTGGAAATGCTTTTGGATATGGTCCACTAGATCGAGCCTTGGCTATGCAAGTACCAGCTGTTGCAAG